TCTGTTGAAGTTTCCATAAATATCTTCGTCTGTATAATTTGGTTCAATCAAAGGTATTTCTATAATGTTTATTTCTTCAACTATCATTTTTATATTATTGTTAAGTATGGAATAGTTGTGCTTCTTCTTTTCTTCTATTAACTAAGCCTTGTAAGACCTTTCCGCCACCGGTTGTATAATGTGTTTCCCACCATTGTTTAATATCCTTAGACTTACTATTAACAAGGTTAAATAATGTTTCAGACTTTCCGCAATTCCAAACAAATGAAACTAAGGAATCAAATTGATATTGGTTTAAATCTATTTTGATATTTTTATTTACTATTGCTTCAAATTGTGGCAATAAATCCATCAATAAATCTTCTGCTTGTTGCTGTGTTATCTTATCACCTAACTTGATTTTAGAACCATCTTTGTAAAAGGTGTTTCCATAACCTATGGTTACAATATTTGCAGGACATAAGTAAGCAATCAATTTGCAGCCCTCATATTTTTTAATTAACGCTAATCCTCTAATTCCCGTTTTCATTGCTAAATAAATTAGTTAGTTCATCAATAACTGCACCGCCTACCAATATCCAAAAAGCTATCTTTTCATTGCCATTAACATAAGCAGAAACCGAGATAGTCGCTAATACTGATTTAATAGCTAATAGCCATTTCTTGACATTCTTCGGTGTTGGCTCAAAGTAGTTTCTAAGTGATATATTTTTCATCTCAATTCCTTAAATGTTTGCTCAAATCCAAATGACTTAATAAAAAAATAAGTTACGATTACTGACATCATTGTCGAGATAAAGTTATGTAGTATTTCATCATAAGAATAACTCAAACACACGCAAGCTAAGGCATCAAAAATGAACTCTATTATTTTAATTCGATGTCCACCATCATTAGGGAATGTATTATCCCAATAGCCTTGCTTATTTCGAGTGAATCTCGCATAAGACCACCACTCACTATAACCATGTTTCTCATATAATGAATCGAATAAAATTATACATTCAAACAAGGCTCTGCAATACCCTGCAATCAAAGCGAATAAAATACCCAATATCATATAATCGAATTGTATCACTTCTTTAATCCCTTTTCAAAATCATCTATTGACTTGTCGGTTATCATTTTTATAATCCAATTACAAAAACGATATGCCCAATAAATAATCGTACATATTGAAGCTATGGAGGCGAATAAAAAATTATGTTTCTCAAGCAAGGCTATGAAGCCAACCAATGAAACGAATATGTCTAAAAATCTATGAGGCATTGTCTTTTGGTTTAACGTATTCTATTTGTGGCAAATCTTTCACCCATACAAATTTTTCATCAGTTGTTTGTTCAACTTCTTCAATAGTAATTATCCATAGTCCATTTGCATCTTGCACAGGATTGTAAGTGCAATTAGGTATATATTCAACACCTATTAACTTATTCTTTTGCGTTGCTGTTAGTTTATGTACTTTCATTATACTTGTCTCCCTAATGCTGTTTGGAATGCTTGAATACAATTATAATAGGCTAATTCTTCGGCTGCGCTTAATGAGTTTGATGTCATTATATCTGCATAACAAAAGGTTTTAATTGAAAATGCTTGCACAACTCCACTACTTTTTTTCTCTCCACCAATTGCTAATGTACTTGTATCTGTATTATTCTGTGCAGTATAGTTTAACGATTCTGTTTGACTTCCATTCCTATATACTTTGTAATTACTTGAGGTCGTTCTATTCAATCTAATCAAACCATTTATACCAACTGATTGATAATTTGTAGCACCAAAATTTTGGTCAAACTTATTACCTCCAAAAAATTTAGTATTAGCACCTGATGTGTATCCCATACCTATCTCAGTTGAACGATAAAAAGTTGTGTCTAAATAGCCAATTTGTATTTCGTTATTTGCGACATTTTCACGAAAATAAACAGATAAACCATTGGCTGAATTTGATATTAAATTTTGAGGCACTTTTGTATCTGCATATCCATTAATGCCATTAAATTTAATACCATTAGCATTTACAGTTGGGGCTGCTCCACTATATGTTAAATTGTAGGTATTACCTGAACTTGGTGTTTTGCCATTAAAACTACAAGATGTTGATGTACCCCCTACAAATAACCAAAAGGCGGTTAAACGAGTGTAAAAATCATAACTTGAATTGTTTGCACCTTGCCCTTTTAAGTCTTTATAAAGGTTATCTATTGCAGTTTTTTGAGTTGCATCTGTTATCCCTGCAACTGCTATAAACGCAGCAGCATCGGCATCTAATCCGCCTGCATGAACAAATGGTAAACCTATTGCTATCGTTGGGAAATTAGCCATTATTGATACTCGATTACTGAACCGCTTGACAATGTATAAGCAGTAATTTTATAACTAGGGTCAGTCGGTAAGTATGTACCTGCTTTAATCGTAACCCCTGTTAAGTTTTTTGTAGTCATTTGATTAACTCCATTGATTGCAAAGGCTGTAAAAACTGCATCAGTCATTACAACTATGCTTTCAACTGATAATCCCGTTCTTGCGGATGTTCCTGCGTTCACATAGAACCCACCCATTCCGCTAATTTTCTCTAATGCTGTACTCATAATATTATATATAAATTTTTGTTTAAATTGTTGGTATTTGACATCTATCGTTCAATTCCATTAAGTCAAGTGATATGTCTAACTTCCATCCATCCACTATGTCAGGAAAGCCCTCACGAACTTGTCCAAAGTTTACATCATATCTCACGTTAAAATAATCTTGATAAGTTGGATTGTTTAACGCTGCGATTAAATCCCTTCCTATGCTTAATGTGTCACTCAATACATCTATCTCATTACTATTGTCTACTCTTTGAATATCTAAAATGTATAATGACAAATTTAAAGTAAACATTCGTTCACTCATTTGACTATCGTTAACATCGCACCAAACTAATGGATATTGTTCCTGTTCACTTGCACTTATCTCACTTATTTGCCCAAAAATAAAACTATTTATTTGTGCGTGGTTGCTGCAAATTGTTCTTATTATGTTTAGGACTTGATTTAGTGTTATGAACTTCATTTTGTTGCTTTATAAATGCTTGTAATTTTTCTATGTTTGTCTTATTTATTCCTTTATTCATTAGCAAAATGTGCAACCTCTTCCAGTTACACTTGGACTAGTCTCTAAATCAGTAAAATTATATTGCCCTTTGCAGCAACTATTGTCATCTAATAGCATACCACTTGTGTAATTAGATTGCTTTGCATAGATCGTAGCTAAATCTGCATTTGGTTGTGTTAAAAATAAAGGATAAGTAGTTTGATTTGCGTATAAATATTTAGTTAATCTTTCTGCATACCACTCGGCTTTATTTTTTGCTCTATCCATTACCATAGTTAGTTCATCAATGCTTGCAGGCTGCATATTATCTGCATTCTGCACCCCTACAGCCTTATTGAAATACTTGTAATTGATATTCAATGGTAACTCATAACGTACATACCAAATCATTGCAGGTGTAATGTAAGTATCGAGTAATAATTTGTATGAATTACTCAATGTGCTTGCTATAATTTTACTTACAAAATCATTGTATAATGCTGTTCCTAATATTGGTAAAATATAAAACGATTGAACATCAATTATAGTCGGTGTTACTACCTTCATATCTACATTATCTTGCAAGATTGATTCTTGCTTCAATGTTGCTTCACTTAAAAAAATTGCCTTTGCCATTATCTTATTTTCTTAACTAATTCTTGTGACCAAATATGCCTACAAAAAGGCAAGTTTACATCTTGTTTCGGGTCGTGATACCATCCACCTCTACGTCTAAAAGCATCGTAGTTAGGTATTCCATATATCGCCCCTAATTCTTGACCAATTTTGTCAATGTCATCCTTTGAAAAGTAACGAGGATTTGCCATCATTGCTTCACAGAAAGGTCTACTTGACCCACCTTTATTTAATGGTGGCACTCCTGGTCTTAATACGTATCTATAACGGATATAAAGTTCTTCAAAACTTGGTACAACTTTATTTGTTCCCGACCTTGTTAAACTTATCTTGCCTTGACTATCCAAATCAATCAATCCCTCATCCCCTAACGCTGTCAAGCTTTCAATGATTGAGGTCTTATCTGTCTTTAAAATCTTGCTTAAATCTTCAATGGTTATATTAGGTGTTTTCTGAATTAAATCTAAAACTCCATTGTCTTGTTTGCTCAATGCGAATTGCTGTGAACTAAACATAAATTTCTTATGCTTAATACTCACAAAATTCTCAATAGGCTGACCATACTTTGAGAATATACTAAAGTCCAAATCATCATCTGCTATTTCATCGTGTGAACACTTTGAGAATTGTGCAGGACTATCTGTTGGTAGAACCGCATCGGCTGCTAATGGTGGTTTATTTACAATCCCTCTAATTTCATCTTGACTTAATGAAGCTAATACCTTATTTGCAACTAATGGACTTAATGAATTTAAAGCATCGCTAATAGTTGAGTTAACATTAGTTTGAATGTCTAATGGTTTGCGACCTATA